ACCTTGTATTCGATCGTTGAGACATTCAGACCCGTGTTGTCGGCTACAGCAGTCAGCGACATCAGTTCGATCTGCAGATTGGGCACTGCGGAATCCGACATCCTCAACTTGTCCACGAGAAACACCCGATTCTGCGCGAACGAAAGTTGCGTCGCGAGCCGTGTTCGAATGCTCGTAACAAATGCGTCAAGTGTGGTAGACGCGGTGATCATGGAATCACGGTGTTACCGATGGTCGGAGAGCCGGATACGGGCAATTCAATGCCGTTCGCGAACGGAGCGAAGAACCGCTCGGTGTAGGTCAGGACATTGCTCGCGTAGTTATTCGTGATCGCGACCGTGGCGTAGTCACCGATTCGCCAGTCCGTGCTACCGCCGACGATCTGCAGCCATTGGCCGTTCGTGCCAGCCTGCGGAGGAACGAAGATAAATGCCGCGTCGAATGCCAGCACGCACGCCGATCCGCTGGCCTGTGTCGTGAGCCGCAAACCGCCGGATGTGGTCGGGGCGTAGTACGGCATGCGGAATGACTGCACGAAGAACTGCCATGAGGAAGTCAGGCCGCTCAGGCTGAGCGTATCGCCAACCACGCCAGCAGAGTCGATCAACTGCAATTCCGCCTCCGGCGTGATGCTGTGGGTTCCGCTCACCTTCTTCGCCCAGATTCCATAGATGATTCGCCTGTTTGGCCCGATGCCCGCCGGGGCACTGGCTTGCTCAATGGACGATGATCCGGCACCGACATCTGCCTGCAATGCACTTGTACCTCGGAATGCACCCGTACTCAACTGCGACAGATTCGCGGCACCGGTCAGAACATTCCATCCGTTAGGAACGCCACCAGCCCACGATTCAAACGAACCATTGTTGATCGTGTTCTGCGAGTCCACATAGTCGCTGCTTGCCAGCGTGAAGTTCGCACCGCTGCCACCCTGCCACAAGTTGCTGGTGACATCCGCATTCCGAAGGCCACCCGTGACTTGGAACACCTCTCGGCCCAAGGTCGATCCCGTAGTCGTGTCGCTAATGCACTCCACTCGGATCGTTTCGGTGCAACTCATCTGCGATGGAAGCGTGTGCAGCAGCAGCCGCCCATTTCCGACATTGCCGCCCGCATACGACACCGAACCTTGCGTGATCGTGTTCTGAAGTAGCGTCTGGCTCGCGGCTCGCATCTGGCGGTTTAGTTCCGTGATCGCGGGAATCACGCTCTTGGGAATGTTCGCGTTGTCCGCAGTCACCATCTCCGTTAGCGTCTTGACACCTCCGGCAATCGCACGCTGCACGCTTTGATCGCTAGTCCGATACAGGTTCAGGAAGTAGTCCAGAACCGGCGTGACCATGTACCGAGTGGATGCCGTATATTGACCGTCCAGACCCACGCCTGAGAATGAACCGCTACCCGTCACCCGGTCGATAAGGGCACTCCGGGCATCCACTTGGGCCTTCGCAATGCCCATGAGTTTTCCCAAACGGTCATAAAGGTCGGTCAGGTTGATGGCCATTTCTTGCTCCTCAGTTCCTCAAATGATGCCCGAATTCGCTCTTTGATTCCAGCGTTTTGACCTCTCAGGCTTTCAAAGAACGACAATCGACCTGCCGGATCAGTGAACGACAGCCCCACACCGTGCATGACTGGCAACGCTTTCCATGCACAAGCCGTGGTCAGATTCATCATCAGACCCAAGCCCACATCCGCCGGTAAGTCCCACGGGGTTGCGCCGTAGACAGCCGCAAAGACCGCTACGGCGCGAAATCGTTTCCCAAGGACTTGAGCATCAAACTGACGCGGCACCCGAGTGCATACAGTTCTTGATCGGTCAGAGTTTCGACCGCCGACGCGGGAATGATGGCGGTCTTTACCGCCGTCATCAGATCCTCGTTTGTGGTCTGATCGCTCTTGCCACTCAACTGCAGGCTCGACAGCATCATGAATGCGTCGACCCTTACCACCTTGTCGCCTACGCGAAAGTTCTGAATGTACTTCTCGTCTAGATTGTCGGGTTGAGAATCGGTCATCAGGTGATTGTATACATGGCCGAACCGATCGAATCCTGATCTACCATCGCCTCGGCCTTGAATGCCATACGCGTTGGCTTGTTTCCGAAGTCCTGTTGAGTCAGCCCGGTCAAGCGACATCGAAATACATTGACGGTCTTTTGTCCGCCGCTAGTCGTGTCAGGCAGCAGTTGAAGATCGAAGGTTGTATCTCCAGAGATACCGGGCTTCAACACGGTTCCAACGCCCGGAGGATAGTAGTTTCCACCCGTCGATCCTGAATTGCCATCGGACCCCTGCAACATCGTGTCGATGGCGGTACGCTCGACATCAATCAACGAGAAGAATACCGACACCTTCATGCCCGTCCGAATCGCTTCGATGGGCATGGTGCCACCCTCGTTGGTCGTAATTTCTACATACGAGGTTTCCGTTTCGATTCGAAACAGATCGTCGTTGTCGCCCCGACCGAGCGAAGTATAGGTTCCCGTGCCGCTAAGTCGGTATCGAATCGTGTGTGGTCCACAAACTTCGAATGTCGCCATAACTGTCCTCCTTATTTATTCTAACGGGCACCCAGTGCCCACGCGATACCGCGAACGATTTCCTTGCGCCTTTCGCTAGGCATAGCCAAGATAGGTCTTGCGGGCACTGTCACGCCATTCTTGGCATACACATACTCGCCCCGCTTGAGCGCAGATTTCTGTCTCCGTACTGCCCCACGGGTAAATGGAATGAAGTTTGGACCCTTTGTGGTGAACCCGTAGTGCTGATAGATGCCGTACAGGGGCAATCGCAGAAAGATTCGCAAGCCGTTATACATTCGTTCTGTTCGGCTGCTCATGGATCGGAACAGTTGCATGGTGTCCATAAGTGGCTTGCCGCCCTTGCGGTAATGGCTTTGCATCTCATAGACCTCGCCGACTCTGCCGCCACCCTTCTTTCGGCTGCGCTTGCGTCCTTTCTTGGTGCGTATCAGAATCTTGGCACTATCGGCCCAAAGGGGGGCGTAGCCACCCACATCCCGCCCCTTCGTCTCCAGCCGAGTCTGTGCCTGTATGACAAGCATCTCACCGATTTCGGCACGCTGAAGTGCATCAAGCACCTGCTTCCGCAACTTCTTGCGAATGTTCATTGATACGGTCGTGTCTGACGAGAAGGAAAGAACGGGTCATCCGCCGTCATTCCCAACTGCTGTCTAACCAACGAATTCACAATGGACAATTGGGCAACGCCAGCATCGCGATTGCTCGTAATTGCGAACACCCTCTTGCCGTCCCGAATGTCATTCAGAATGCCCGCTGCCCGGTTCGCCTTGGCCTTGACGCTCTCCGGCACATCTCCTCCGCGACGCTCAAACAAGTAGCAGAGAGCCAGATCAGCCACAAGTCCCTGCAGAAATGCATTGTTGGCCGTGCCCAGTGTTTCCAGATCAGTCACGGTATAGACATTGCCGATCGTGGCCGCAGCCGCAATCTCCTCACCGCCCCGCAGCAACGCGTATGTAATGACATCGTTGCCGACCAAAGTGGTTGCGTCGGTATTGTCATCCTTCGCCAGTTCTTTCAGCAACCGTTCATCCGCGTAGCGAATGAAGTCAGCGTTTGCGAGCAGTTGGTTCATAACTCCTCCAAAGAAAGGGGGCGGCACGGCTTTTCACCGCACCGCCCCTGCTCCCGTTTCCACCCAAACTCAGGCCGCGATGTCGTCGATGAAAAGTCCGCTCAGGGGTGCGGTCAACTCAATAGCAGAGTTGTCGACCACACTGCCCTTGGTGCGGCGATTCCACGGGTCATCCGAGGTTTCAACCGTCATGTCCTCGTAGGCGAACACGGACAGCGTGCTGAAGGATGGACCCTCATTGCCGACCAGACCACCCGGACGGCTGACGAACACCATATCCGGTGCAGCAGCCGTGCCGTAGAAGAATCCGCGATTCGCCGCAGGACCAGTGACATTCGGAGTCTTGCGGTTGGAGATGCGGACCGTGTCATCCACGACCACGCCACCAAGACCGTACAGATCCGAGGGCAGACCATACAGACCAAAGGTCTGCGAGCCACGGAGGTACTCCATCGCTGCGGGATAGTTCTTCACATAATCAGTCACATCCGCAGTCGCCGCCAACAGACGGGCGGTGGTCGGATTGATGATCATGATGATGTCCTTCGGACGCACCACGCCGACCGTGTTCTGAATGATCTTCTCGCATGCGAGTCGAATGATCTTCTGAACATTTCCCGTTGAGGAGTAAGCACCAGCACCGAGTGCCGACGCGTTCGCGAAGTAGTTCACATTGTTCGTCCAGTTGCCAGCGGTGGTGAGCGTGGTCGCGGCACGGTACGAGCGAAGCGTCATCATGCGCTGGGCATGAATACGAGCGTGGCTCGCAACGATGTCCCACGCCGACTGCTTCTGATTCTCGTAAGGAATGCCGAACGAGGACTGGAACCGCTGGCAGGTGTACGGAGTGAACTCAAAGTCACTCTGAACACCCGTCGGGCGATCCTCGCCCATCGGCCACTGGTAATCCTGCGTGTTCACGACTCGGGCAGTCTCTTCCTCGTCAATGCGAAGGAAGTAGCCCTTCATCTGCTGCACAGGGACGATCTGAGCGTACTGCGTGATCGCGAAGGAGTTGACGCTGCGCGTGAACTCAATCTGAATCGCACCAGTCGCGGGCGAGAAGGTGGGCACGAAGGTATTCGGTCCACCGCCAATTCCGTATTCAGCCATTTGTCATTGCTCCTTTTGTTGTTGGCCGTGGATCAATACTTGACGAAACCACCGATTCGCATGGCCTGAATGATCTCGTCAGCCGCTCCGTTCTGCAGGGCCACATAGCCGTGGTAACGGCGAGTGCCCGCAGTCGTGGTAGCAGCCTGACACTTGCCATTGGCATCGGTTTCCAGCAGATCGCCGTGCGTCACCGCAGTGCCGACCTGAATCTGAATCACCGCTCCACCCTGCAGACTAATCGGCAGTCCAGCGGTCGCGTGATTCGCGGAATCGAACGCAAGCGTGCTGGCATCGGAAACACCGGCGATTGCGTTGGTGTCCGCTGATGCCTGAAAGCCACGATTGTCGTTCGTCACGCCTGCGGTTGCGGTAACGGCGACGAATCGGTACGGCGCGATGGTTCCGCTAGCGATCAGTTGGGGAGTATCAGAGAAAGATCCCATGATTCATTCCTTTCGATCAGGCCTTCTGGCCCGAATACTTGGCGAACAGTTGACGGTACTTGTTTGCATCGCCATTGGCCTCGGCCATAGCACGCTGATAGGCCTCACGGTCGGTCAGACCACCCTCATCATCGGTCACGGTGAACTGCGCGAACGACGGCAGACCGATCGGGTCGCGGCTCATGGTCGCCTTCCAGAACGCAATCTTGGCGGCTGGATTGCGGCTGTCGGCCAGTTCCTCCACCATCGAATTGCGGAACTTGCCGCAGCGGTAGCCCTCGCGAACCATCGCATCGACCTCTCGGGCGAAACGCTCAAGGCGCAGTTGCCGCTCATAGCGGGCATTCTGATCCTCAAGTTCACGAACGCGAGCGAACAGTTGCTTGGTCATCTTGGATCCCTTCGAATTCATTGATCGGAAACCACGCTTGCCACCTGCAGCAGCCTCGGCATCCATCTCATCCTCATCCTCGTCGGCAGACATCTCATCTTCGTTGTCCGAGAAGTAGGACATTTCTTCATTCTCGGCTTCCATTTCGGACTCTTCGCCCTGATGAGAACCGATATCGACATGCACGCCCTCACCCTCCATCTCCTCCGGCTCGCCCTCAGCGGCCAAGGTCATTTCCTCACCAGCCATCTCCTCCTGCTCGTCAGCGGCGGACTTCTCCTTGTCCTCATCCACCACCTGCATTCGCTTCTTCATTCGGCTTGGCATTTGATTCCTCTTGGTTCCTGCGGCTGGCACGAAGGTGTTTGCGCCTCCACCCACGCCAATTTCCGCGAATTGTGACTTGTTGTCAATAGATAGGCGCAACGATCCCATCGGACGCTCAAATACGACCTTCTGTCCGTTCTTTCCGAACCTCGTGTCCGGTAGCGGTCTGCGGGGCGTATCCCGACCGAGCAGGGCTACTTCAGACAAGTGGTCATCCTTCCAGATTTCAGCCGATCGGCGGGGAAAGGCATTGTTGCCAAGCAACTTATCGAATAGCGGCTTGGACATCTCCACATCGCCCACGATGTAACCGACTCCACCGCGTTCCTCGTATCGCACATCCGTGATGTCACCCACGGCGGCAGGGACGGCATCCTTGCCCTCTTTCTCATGCTCAATGACCAACTTGGGCCGAGAGCCACGGGCGATGAACTGCCGGGTGCGCTTTGCGATGTTTCGGACCTTGCCATTGTCGTATTGCGCAATGGCTTCGTCCTCGCCAGAGTCGATAGCAGGGTCGAAACCCATGAACAACTCAAGATCGCGAATGCGAACCTTGCCGTCAGGAGTCTGTTCGATGGAATGCGAAGTGTTCATTAGTAGAACTTGTCCTCAATCATCCGAATTAGCCAATCGGACGATGCTTCT